GAAATGAGAAACCCCTTTAAAATAGTTTTAAAGCTCCCATTTAAGACGGGCAACACGCCGAACAAGGGCGCACATACATTTACACGCAAATTCAGGCCTAATTCAGGCCTTAAAACCAATAAAGCATGGCTTACATAAATCAATCCGACATCGAAGGCGCCGGCATGTATCCCGAGATACTCAAAACACTGAGCCGAGAACCCGAATATATCATCACTGCCATAGCCGACGCCGAGGCAGAGGTAAGGGCATACCTGACGGCCCGCTACGAGATCGACCAGGAGCTCGCTAAAATAGGATCGAGCCGGAACATACTTGTTGTGAAGATTGTGCGCGATGTGGCAATCTACAACATCTATAACATAAGCAATCCGGTTAACATGCCCGAGAGCCGCGTGCAAAATTACAAGGATAAAATTGCATTTCTGAAGGAAGTGCAGGCCGAGCGTGCCAGTATCGACGGGCTTACCCGCAAAACAAACGCGGAAACGGGTGGAAGCAATTACCTGAAGTTTGGAGGCAACACGCCACGCAGTAATCACTTTTAAATCTTAGAATTATGGCCAAAACAGCCCCGGAAATAGTCGTACAAAACATCGTAATCAAACAGGTGAACCGTCGCACCAGCGACATAAGCACTTGGCGAGAAGCAATCAAGTCAGCCGAGAACCAACAGAACCCCACCCGGGTGAAGCTGTATGATCTATATGATGATATTATGCTCGACGGACACATGGAGGGAGTGTGGGGCAAGCGCCGCGATGCTATTGCTAACCGGTCGCTTACCTTCGCTAAAGACGGACAGCAGGATGACGAAATCAATAAGCTGCTGAACTCGCCCGACATGGGTTCGCTCGTTAAGGATCTGCTCGACTCGATTCTGTTCGGCTATTCGCTTCTGCAGATAAATTCTATCACATACAACGAAGACGAGGAGCGCTACGTGATTGACTACGACCTCATACCACGCAAGCACGTACACCCCGAGCGCGCCTTCAGGTGCATCAGCCGCGACCAGACCCAGGCAACCCGCGACTATCTGTATATGGAGCCTCCCTTGAGTAAATACATGCTGTGGGCAGGCGATGGTGGCATGGGGCTGTTGATTAAAGCGGCGCAGTATGTTATTTACAAACGCGGCAACTTTGGCGATTGGGCACAATTTGCCGAGCTTTTCGGCATGCCCTTCCGGGAGGCCCGCTATGATAACTACGACGACAGTACCCGCATACAGCTCGAGCAGGCAATGGAAGCCTACGGATCTGCCGCCTATGCGATACTCCCAAAGGGCGCCGACTTTAAGCTGCACGATGCTGTGAAGGGAACGGCAGGGCAGTTATATAAGATGCTGCACGACGCTTGCAATGCCGAAATAAGCAAGTGTATTCTGGGCAACACGCTAACAACCGAGCAGGGCGAGAACGGAGCCCGGAGCCTTGGGGAGGTGCATCAGGATGTTGAGGACGCCAAGCACGCAGCCGATGTTAAGATGATAACCGACATACTGAACACAAAATTTAAGTCGATTCTAAAATCCTTCGGGTTCAACGTTGCAGGAGGATATATCGACTTTGCCGACGGCGGTACCGACTGGGCTGCGCTTAAGCGCAAGTGGGAGGTGTTGGATGGAGTTAGCAACCGAGTGCCGGTGGGCGACGACTACATATATGAGGAGATGGGCATTCCTAAGCCCGACAACTACGACGAGCTAAAGGAGGAAATGGCAGAACGGGATATGCAGCGCTTTCAGCTGAAGCATGATAGCGGCGAGCCGGCAAGCAAAAAGCTTAGCGCATTTGCAAGGATTCTTGATTTTTTCGTCTGAGGGCGACTAAGCGTCGCCCAGTGTTAAGCATCGACGAACTCGATGCCGTTTATTTCAACAACGATAGCAAGGTACTGCTGTCAGCACTCAGGCAATTTCCCATTGCGGCATTTCTGGCTTATAAAACAGTTGTTACTAAGGCCATCGACGATATAAAGCCGGGCGATAGCTTTAACGCCGATATATTCAAAACCTACTCTGACAACTTCTCCGGCATAATAAACATCACCCTCAGCGGCGACAAATACGCCCTAAAACGCAGTGAGCTTCTGCTTAACGTGAACCGTTTCGCAGCCTATAAAACCCACCACGCAACAACTCAGATTGCCAGGCAATGGGCCGATAAGGATGCTGTTGCACGCGAACCAAAGCAATACAAAGAGGCCGCAAAGCGTGTTGCAAACAAGTTTAACCGATACCAGGTTGCAGAATACAACACAGCCACGGCACGCGCCAGAACCGCGAAGCAATGGATTGATTTTACAAGCGATGAAACAAGGATGGAGTTGTACCCTAATCTAAAATGGTTGCCAAGCCGAAGCGTTGAGCAGCGCCCGGAACATGTGGAATTTTACGGTACTATTCGCCCAAAAAACGATCCGTTTTGGAACGAGAATCAACCAGGTAATCTCTGGCAGTGCAAATGCGACTGGGAAGAAACCGACGAGGGCAGTACTGGTACCCCAAAACGCAAAGCATCTGCTCAGCAAGGTCTTGAAGGTAACCCCGGAGAGGAATACAAGTACGAACACGGGCAACACAGCGGGGTAATATTCACAAACAACAGTGTATATTTCAAAGCCAAGCCCGCTGCAACGGTAGAGTCTGCAATACTTAACGCCCCAGAAACCGGATGGTTCAATGTAAACCCGAAAGTTAAATGTCATGTGTTGCATGGACAGAACGAAATAGCCGGGAACATGCAGGTTCTCGATGCATTTGTGGCCACGCGCAACAATGTCAAGAGCATCAAATTGCTACCAAACATTACCGGCGACAACCTGAAGCTGAAGCCTAATTTCTATCCGGAAGGATTTACAAGCAGAGGAAAGGCCAGCAACGCCGATGCGGTAATTACTTTCGATAACGGTGACACATGGGTTGCCGACATAAAGGCGATGAAAGGGACCGGATCTAAGCTAAACCATCGGCTCAATGATGCTTATCAGCAAGCCGATTTCGCAATTATCAAAATTCTTGGAGTTGAACACAAATCAGTGCAGCAAACAGCAGAAACATTTATAAAAAAACACCCCATGTTTAAGGGTTTAATTATAATAAACAATTCAAACACAGTTATATATGAATTTATTAGACAATAAAAAAGGAGGTTTACACCTCCCTTTCCAATCCAATGACCCGGCCGTAGCCCGACCAGAATTGATTGTGACAAATGTACAACAAAAATATTTGAAAAACAAAAATATTTTTTCAACATGCTAACAATCAGCTTCGAACAATTCGCGCAAGAGGTAAGGCGCAACCGGGTGCAGCTCGACAAGCTGATCAACCACCAGCTGCCCGCCATCATTGGGCGCGAGGCTGTGAAGCAGTTTAAAAGTAATTTTCAGGAGCAAAGCTGGAGGCGCAACCAATGGCCAGAGGTGCAACGCCGCAAGGCTACGTGGATCCGTGGCGGCAAGGTAATCGACAACCCAACCCGGGGGGCCGCACGCAGCCGCAAAATTTTAACAGGTCACACCGGAGACCTTGGTCGCTCCCTGCAGTACTCGGTAGAAACCGGCAAGGTAACCATACACAGCGACCTGATATATGCTGCAGTGCATAATTTCGGTTTGAGAGCCGGCCGCGGCAAGGGCTTTATCATGCCCCAGCGCCAGTTCATAGGCCACGACCCTGAGCTTATTAAGAAGATTGAGAGTATTATCAACGAACGACTTAACAAAATATTCAGCGCATGAGACGACAACTTTATCTCGAAATTAAGAACTGTTTAAAATCTGTTTTAATGCCCGATAACACTCCTGTGTTTAAGCATTTCGATTTGTGGAACCAGCAGGTCGAATTTATCGAGCAGGAAACTCCTTTCAATTTTCCGGCGGTGTTTATTGAGTTTTTGCCCATAACATGGAGCAAGATGGGCTATAATAAGCAAAATGCCGATATCACGATGCGCGTACACGTAGTAAGCCGATGGCATAGCAACACTGCAGATTACAACCCGCAAGAGTACGACGCCCTCGAATATCTTGAGCTTGCCGACATTGTAAACAACGCAATCACAAACT